GCAAAAGGCCAATCCGAATCTGGGCGTCTCTGTTTCTCTGGATTACCTCGAGCGCGAATGCCAGAAGGCGAAAGAGAATCCCGCCTATCAGAATACTTTCCGCCGGCTGCACCTGAACCAGAAGACGCAGCAGGATCAGCGGGCGATCGATATGGAGGTCTGGGCCGCCGGCGGTCTTGTGAAATACACCGACGAGTCGCTCCTGGGGCGGGAATGCTTCGGCGGCCTCGATCTGGCTTCAGTTTCAGACATCACGGCCCTCGTCCTGCTGTTCCCGCCGCGCGACGAGCGCGAGCAGTGGAAAACCATCTGCCGATTCTGGGTTCCCGAACATGCGGCGGAAGAGCGGGACAGGAAAGATCGCGTGCCATATCTGTCTTGGGTTCGCACGGGGCTGATGACAGCGCACCCCGGAGACGACGGGGAAGTCGGGAACCGCCTCAATTACGACTTTATTCGCAAGGACATCAACGATCTGGCCAAGCAGTATCAGATTCGCTCGCTTGGCGTTGACCCCTGGAACGCTACGCAGCTCACCTTGCAGCTTCAGGAAGATGGGCTGCCGGTGGTGCTGTTCCAGCAGGGCATGAAGTCGATGACCGCGCCGACGAAGGAACTGCTGGCGATGCTGGCCGGAAAACAGTTAGCGCACAACGGAAACCCGGTTCTCAACTGGATGGCCGGCAACTTGGCGACGGAAGAGGACGCGGCTGGGAACCTGAAGCCGTCGAAGGCCAAGAGCACGGAGAAGATTGACGGAATGGTGGCGCTCATTATGGCGCGGGGCGTGTCGATGACCGAGCCAGAACAATACGAATTCCGGCCCGGAGACCTCGCACTGTGAACCTGAACCCGATTCGCTACTTCGCTGATGTGTTCGCCGGGTTCTTCGATCGGCGATTCTGGAACCCCATGATCGGCGGCCGTCGCAGCACGACCGCCCGCGTCGATGTCAGCGAAGACTCAGCGCTCAATTATGCCGCCGTCTGGTGCGCCACCAAGCTCTTGTGCGGTACGGGGGCCGGTTTGCCGCTGAATTTCTTCGAGAGCGACGACGGAGGCGAGACCCGCGTAAAAGATCCCGATGAGCCCGGCTATACGCTCCTGAACATTGCGCCGAACCTGGAGCACGACGCCTTCAGCTTCCGCTCGCTGATGTGGCAATGGCAGGTCAACTGGGGTAACGCTTTCGCAGAAATCGTCCGCGAGGGGAACGATTTGGAGGGACCGGCGATAGAATTATGGCCGATTCATCCTTCCCGCGTTCGGATGATGCGCCGCGACGACCTCAGCCTCTATTACGAGGTGCATGAATTCCACGGCGACCCGGTGCACCTTGAGCCAGAGCAAATGCTGCACATTCCGTCAATCATCACCTATGACGGTCTCGTCGGTCGCGGCATCGTTCAGCACGCCAGGGAGACAATCGGAGCCGGAATCGGGGCCGAAAAGCGGGCCGCGAATGCCTTCGGAGCAGGCCATGTCCCGGTCGTCGCGGTCGAGATTCCCGGAAGGATGGACAACGGTTTGCGTGAGCAGTTCCGCAAGGAATGGAAGGAAATCTACGGGCACCCTGACGGTGACGATGTAGCCCTCCTGCAAGGCGGCGCAAAGGCGACCTCGCTCGGATTCTCGCCGCAGGACAGCCAATTCCTTGAAAGCCGCTATTTCGACATCGAGGAAATCGCGCGATGGTACGGCGTATCGCCTCATCTCCTTCAGCATCTCATGCGGGCCACGTTCAACAACATCGAGGAGCTGGGCATCGACTTCAATCGCTACGGGCTGCGGCCGTGGCTGAAGGTCTGGCATCACGTTATTCGCAAAAAGCTGGTCGCAAAGTCCGACTGGGCATCAACATTCGTCGAACATGATGTCGGCGATCTGGAGTTCGGGAACGCCGAATCGCGGGCGAAGTTTTATGCCGCGATGACGGCCGCGGCCACGATGACGCGGAATGAGTGCCGCCGGCGCGAACACCTCGACCCCGTTGACGGCGGCGATGTGTTTCTCGTGCAAGGCGCTATGGTTCCTCTCGATGATGACGGAAAGCCGGAAAGTGCCTTCGTCAAGCCGCCAGGAGCGGGGAAGCCGCCGGATGCTGCGCCGGCCGACAAACCGGAGTCGATTCTGGCGGCTGCTGCCGGGAGCTTCAAGCGCGTCATCTCACGCGACCTGTCCCGACTGCTGACAAAGGAATCGAAGCACATGGAATCGTGCGCCAAGAATCCCGGAGATTTCATCGACCGGATGGATAAATTCTACATTTCGCACCGGATTACGCTGATTGATGCCGTCAACGACTCTGTGACGGCGCTCAACTCATGTGGATTTGAAATCGACGCGGGCGCCGTCGCGTCAACCTGGGTCGAGCAGGGCAAGACGATGATGCTCGACGCTGCCGGAAGCGCGACGCCCGCAGAGCTTGCGGGTGCGGTTCAGCAGGTCATTGAGTCGAAAACATGGACAGAACGCCCATTGAGGGCGCTGGAAAGGACCGAAAGTGCAACTTCCTCCTAAATTGTGGCTTCTCGAAGAGAATGCGGCGCAAGAAATCCTGACGTTCCGCGCTGCTTTTATCGGCACGTTCCAGAATGTTCCGGAAGTCGATTTCGCGGCCCAGCTTGAAAAAGCCCGCGCGTCCCAGCCGGCATCGCGCCGCGACAAGATGGTTGCCGTGATTCCAGTCACCGGAGCGCTCGAATCGCGTCCCACGGGCCTGGGAATGCTCCTGGGGATGTCATCTTACGAGCGAATCGGTGCACAGTTCGATTACATGATGAACGAGGACTCGGTGGGCGGTGTGGTTCTCGACGTTGCCAGCCCCGGCGGTGACGTTTACGGAGCGCAGGAGCTTGCCGACAAGATTTATCAGGCCCGCGCCTGCAAGCCGATTGTGGCCGTGGCGAACCCCCTGATGGCCTCTGGAGCCTTCTGGATTGCCGCCGCGGCACATCGGGTGGTTGTAACGCCCAGCGGCGACGTGGGAAGCGTGGGCGTCATTGCCTCGCACGTCGATAACTCGACCGCCTACGAGAAGGAAGGGGCCAAAGTCACGATCATCAAGTCGTCGGGCGCTCCATTCAAGGGCGAAACGACCGATACGGCCGCGCTTTCGGAAGAGGCGATGCAGCACTTGCAGTCGCGGGCCGACGCCATCGAGGGCCGATTTATGGCGGACCTCGCCAAGTTCCGCGGCGTCTCTGTCGAGCATGTGGCCGAGCACTTCGGCAAGGGGCGTATCTGCGATGCGAAAACGGCGCTGAAAGCCGGAATGGTCGATAAAATCTGCACGTTTCAGGAGATCGCCGGCAAGATGGCGGCCGGGCGCGTGCGGATTTCGTCGGAACGGGCGAGCCTCGATGACTGGGACGGCAAGACGGACGCGGAGCTGACGCGCGAGCGGCTGACTGAAAAGGCGCGGGAAATCATGGCCGTCGCCAATCCGATGGCCGCGGACATCCGGCGACAGATCGAGGAGGGTGGCAATGCCCACCATTGAAGAATCGGCCGCGGCGTTTCTGGCTGGGAGGGAGGCGTTCGCAATGTATCCGCGGACTCCGCTCCAGCGCTTCGACAAGCTGCTTGAGCCTGATGCGCCGCTGCACGTCAGCTTCAATTTCAACACGACGGAGCTATTCAGAATCGCTGCCGACGACTTCCGCGACGGCTGGCGCTCCGCTCAGCGCGAGGCAGAAATCGAGCGACGAGCATATGAGGGGAAGGCATGAAAAGCCCGCGGCAGAAACAGCTTGAATGCTTCGGCGGCCCGCTCGATGGCAAGAAGATGGACGTTCCGCTGTTCATCGACGGCGCGGCGGAAGCGTTCATGCTGGTCCCGGCGAGCGAGCGAGGAGTTCGCGGATTCGTCGAGCACATCTACGAAGTCGTCGATGGCAAATACGTATATCGCGGCAAGCAAAAATAAAATCAACGGATTCCTATTGACGCCATTTTTGAAACGTCTAAATTTGAGATAGAGACAACTGAATCAATCCTGCTTCGCGTGACTGGCCATAGTCTTTAACACGCGAAGCCGAGACGGCTGCAACCAGACGCCCTTGTGTCTGCGAGCTTCCATAAGGCAGGCAACTGCCGGGTGGCTCCCGAACACGAGGGCGTTTCTCTTTTGGTGCTTTGTTCTCCGGTCTCCCGGCTTAACCAGGAGAGACCATGAGCGAAGCATTGAAGTGCCAGGAGAGACTGAAGGAAATCGCGACCGAGCTTTCCGCTCTCACCGACGCCGAAGGCGGACTGACGGAGGAGCAGAATACCTTCGTCGCGCAGCTTGAGAAGGAAGCCGACGAGCTGACCGTCAAGCTGGGCGCGATCCGCGAAGACGAATCCCGGAACGCTCTCCGCGAGAAAGCCGAGTCTTATAAGGCGTTCGCCAAAGGTGGCACGCGGCTCACCTCCGCCGCTCCTCCGGGACGCATCGGCCGCATCAAGCTGGCCATCGAAGACGATCCAAACCGCGGGTTCAAGACGCTGGCCCACTTCGCGGCCCGCGTTCACGACGCCGGCCAGAATGTCCGCGGCGACGAGATGCTGATGCAGGTCGCTGCCGGAACCGGCATGGACCAGTCAGTCAACGCGGAAGGCGGCGTGCTTGTACCGCCGTCGTTCGCAAAAACCATGTGGGACCGGGTTCTCGTCAAGTCGAACTCGCTGCTTTCCTACTGCGACAAGGTTCCGGTGGACCTGGGCGTTGAATCCGTCACCGTCCCGGCGATCAACGAAACCAGCCGCGCCGACGGTAGCCGATTGGGCGGTGTCCGCGGATACTGGAAAGCGGAATTGTCCTCGCTCACCTCCAGCGCTCCGGCCTTCCGCGAGATCACATTCAAGCCGCACGAGTTATTCGTGTTCGCGTTCATCTCTGACAAGCTGCTCCGCAATGCTCCCCAGACTGCATCGAGCATTCTGGAGACCGGAGCCTCGAACGAAATCGCCTTCAAAATCGGCGATGCGATCATCGAAGGCGACGGGCTCGGGAAGCCGATGGGCGTTCTGAATGCTCCCGCGACCATCAGCGTCTCGAAAGAGACCGGGCAGCCCGCGGCGACCATTCAGCCGGCCAACATCCGCAAGATGATGAGCCGCATTCACGTCAACTTCCGCGACAACCTCGTGTGGTTCGTCAATCCGGACGTTGTGCCCGTGCTCGAAGGCATGGAGTTCCCGGTGGGAGTCGGTGGCGTGCCGGCTTACCTGCCCCCCGGTGGTCTTTCGGATCGGCCCTACAGCCGGCTCTACGGCCGGGATGTGGTGCCCATTGAATACTGCTCGACGGTCGGGACGGTCGGCGACATCATCCTCGCCAACTTCCAGGCTTACGGGGCGGCCATCAAGGGCATCGAGAACGCAGCGTACTCGATGCACCTCAAGTTCGATTTCGCCCAGACGGCCTACAGGATCATTTTCGAGATCGACGGCCAGCCCTGGATGAATTCGGCCATCACCCCGTTCAAGGGTTCAAACACGACTTCCGCCTTCGTCACTTTGGCGACCCGCTCCTAACCCTGGGTGAACACCCCGAAACAGTTTTGAAAGGAAACCCAGATGGCTAAAGACTTCATTTTCAATCATCACGTCGTCAACGGCCTTTATCCCGTTGCCGATGCCTTCGCCACGACCGGCTCGACCGGAGTTACCGACCGGATCAACATGGCGAATTACAACAGCGCCCTGTTCATCATCCACACCGGCGTTGCGACCGGCGGGACGGCAAACGGTGCCGTGACGCTGAACTGCTATGCGGCAGCGAGCGGCGGAAGCGGAACCGCGGTGCCATTCAAGTATCGGCAGTGTGCTTCCAGCACATCGGTTGATACGTGGCAGGCGTTGACTGATGCGCCGTCAAACACGTTCTCGATGCATACCGGCAGCAACTACATCTACGAAATTCAGGTCAACTCGGAAGATGTGGAAGCCGCGGCCGGCGGGAACAAATTCATCGAGCTGACAGTCACGGAAAGCAGCGACGATCCGGTGGTTGCCGGAATCCTGTGCATCCTGACTGAACCGCGTATGCCGCAGGCCGTTCCGCTGACCGCGATTGCCTAAGTCTGAACCCCCGGCGATGTGCCGGAACTTTATAAAGGAGCCTTCATGGCAAGTCGCGGCTATCACATGCCTTCGGGCCAGGTCTCGGTCTACAGCCCGACGCTTTCGACGGATTTTACCTCGAATCTTTGGCGAACCTGCCCGCTGATTGAGTACCTGCACGATCCGCAGATTGGCGTGCTCTACGACGAGTCGTTCACTGGATACGACACAACGAATGACTGGACGGCGACGCACGTTACTACCGGCTCGGAAGTAATCAGCACGACCGTCCCAGGCGCACTGCTGCTCGATGCCGGAGCATCGACCGCGCATCAAGGCACGCAGACCCAGCGCCTGAAGACCGCTTTCGTTCCGGCCTCTGGAAAAGACATCTGGTTTGAGTGCCAAGCCCTCGTCGGGACTGCCCTGACGATTGAGACCTTTATCGGTCTCGCCGCCAGTGACACGACGATCATCGCGTCGGGCTCGATGAGCACGAACAACCGCATCGGCTGGACCAGCGTCACCGGCGACGGCGTGCTCCTGTTCGACTGCGACAAGGCCGGCACGAACACCACGCAGGCGGCCGTCACGTTGTCAATCACCGTCTGGCACAAGCTGGGCTTCTACTACGACGGAACCGCCGACACGATCACGCAATACATCGACGGCGTGGCCACCGGGACGGCCGTGGCGACTGCCGATATTGCCAAGCTCGTGATTTACCCGTCCATCGTCTGCCAGGCATCCGGCACCACGCAGCCAACGCTCACGGTTCGCGGCCTGCGCGTCTTCCAACTCCGGTAAAAGGAGTTTGGTTGATGGGTCTCGAAATCTCGATTCAGGAGCAAAAGCTCCTCGCGACGGTCTCGACCACAGGGCACGTCACGGCAACCCAAGTCGGCACGACGCCGCTCTGGCGGCCGCGCAACGGCATGGAGCTGATCTGCGACCTCTCCGCCAACGCGGCGGGCGACGTAGGCGACACGCTCGACATCACCGTGCAGACGAATCTGGCCGGATTGTGGACGGATGTCGTTCACTTTACGCAGATCCTCGGAAACGGCGGGATCAAGCGGTTCGGCGCGAAGCTGATGACGCAGACGGCCTTCGCCATCGGAGACATTGCCACTGCCCTCACAGCCGGAAACATCCGCCATCTCTTCGGCGACGAATGGCGGGTGAGCTATGTCATTGTGGACGCCAACGACAATAGCACGTTCACGTTCTCCATCTATGCAATTCCTTTTTGAAAGTCGCAAGTTGATATGGGTTTGCAGCTTTCACAAAGGGAACAGAAGACGCTATGCACCGTCACGGCGACGGGGGCCGTAAGCTCGACGAATGTCGGGCAGACTGCGCTCGCTCGCTCGTCAGGCGGAATGATTCTCGTCTGCGATGTGACCGCCGCCGGGGCAGACGGCACAGACACGCTGGACGTGAAGGTGCAGACGAACCTGGGGGGAATCTGGGTCGATGTGGCCTACTTCGCACAGATTCTCGGAAATGGCGGCACGAAGCGATATGCGGCCAAGCTGTGCGCGCAAACGGCGTTCACCCTCGGTGATCTGGCTGGGAACCTCTCAGCGGCCACCATCCGCAACCTGATCGGCGACGAGTGGCGAGTTAATTACGTGGCCGTCAGCGGCAATTCCGCGGCGTTCACATTCGCGGTTTATGCGATTCCATTCTGATGTACGGATACGGTTACAACCTGGGACTTTTGGGGCGCAGCCGCTGGGATGCCCAGCACCGGCAGGACCGCGCTCTTACGCAGCGGAACCTGTCGCGCGGCGAGCCGCCGCACATCACTGTAGCGCCCACCGATTCGCCGGTCACGCTCGACGAGGTGAAGCTGGCGACTCGCATTACGGGCAACGATGAAGACTCGCTGCTTCAGACCTACCTCGATTCTGCCATCGAGGCCGTGCAGCTTGATGCCGAAATCGCCCTTTGCACGCAGACGCGCGTGCAATATCTCGACGACTTCCCGGATGGGCAGATCGAATTGCGGATGCCGCCGATCCAGAGCGTCACGAGCGTCACATATTACGA